CGGCGCGGTTCTCAGCCGGACCCGTCGGCTTGCAAATGAAGTTGCGCGCTCGCGCGAGTCCGGATCGGTACTTCGAGTCGCCGATCATCCCGAACATTTCCGGCGACAGTTCGCCCCCGGAAAAGCTCGCGTGAAAGTCCCGTGTCGCCATCAGTAGCGCGCCTCGATGAACCCCGGCGTGTGGTCAGGCTCGACGTGGCGTTGATTGGCGTCGAACTCGATCGCCTTGCCCAAGAGCATCTGATAGATCGCGAACTGGTTCTTCGCTTCCTTCCGGCCGGCGTCGCCCTTGATGACCGGCCCGGCCAGGTACGCGGCGAGGAGCCGGCTAATTGCCGACGTGACGTGCGGGGGATACTTGGTCGGATCGGTCGCCTTGATCGTGTAGAGCAAGGTCGCGTCCTCAAGGTTCGTGTAGATCACGATCGACCCGTCGTCGGCCGCCAGCGTCTCGTAATCCTCAGACTCGCCGGTCGTCGATGCGTCGGACGAGAGGATCGAGAGCACGCGCAGGGTCAGGTTCGGCTCAGCGTACGCGTAGGACCAATTGAACGTGTCGACGTCGAGGAGCGCGAGCGTCTTGCGCCGTGTGTTGAACTTCCACGCATGCGCCTCGAGCACTTCGTCGCGTGCGATCGGATAGTAGCGCTGGCACTGCTCAGCTTGCGCGGAGCCCTCGGGCGGATCGAGCGAGGCGACCGTCCCCGGGTTCCCGATGTGGGCGAGCGCGAGGTTCGCGATTTCGACTTCGGATGCCATACAACCCCCTCAAAGAAAAACGGGGCCGCGGTTGCCCACGACCCCGAAGCACACCCACGGGAGGAGGGTCGCGGGATTAGGTCAAGTCGTCGCCTGCGGGCGGCTCTGCGGGCGGGTTCTCCGGAGTCTGAGGCGCGTCCGACTTCGCCTTCTTCAGCTTTTCCGGCTTGATCTCTCGCAACGTCTCCCCGAGCTTCATCCCCTCGGGGAAGGTCGTCTCGAACACCTCGCCCGCCTTGACGAGACGACACTCGTGAGAGATCCAGCGATCGACATCGGTAACGTAGCGCGGCATCGTCTACCCCTTAGGCGACCGTGAAGCCGGACGAGTAGAACACGCCGACTTGCGGGTAGTCGCGGGTGACGTGCGCCGTGAACTTGCCGGCCGTGAGCGGACCCGTCGCGACCGTGTATTGCAGGCCGAGATAACGCTGACCGACCGGCTGAGCGGCCAGGAGCGCCGGGGCGACCCACAGGACGATCGGCTCGCGGCCCAAGGTGAGATCCGCCTTGCCGATGACACCCGTCTCGACGAGCACCGTCGGGGTGCCAAGGTTCGCGGCAGCCGACGAGATCAATTGGAAGTTGACCGTCGCGGAGCCGGCTGCGGTCGCAGCCTCGTCCACGCCGATGACGACGTAGAGCGGGTTGCCGATGCCGATGTCCCGGGCGAGCCCCAGGTCGAGCGTGTTGGTCGACACGGCCGTCGAGGTGACAGCCTGCGCGGACGACAGTTGCAAGAGTGCGTCGGTGAGCATGCTAGATTCCCTTTCCTCGACGTTCGATTAGGATACGAGCGATTCGGCGATGCCCAGCCCGTCGCATCGACGCACCGGAATGCCCATGAACGTGAGCACGTTCATGTTCGTGCCGAACTGCGAAAGCGCTTGCTGGATCGCAAGCACACCGCTGGACTTCTCCATCGCTTGAATCATCAAGCCTTCTTGGATGGAGCGGTTGCAGTAGAACGCCGCGCGACCCATCGAGAAGTTCGGGATTCGCGCGATGGCGCGCATCATGAGCTTGAGCAGGTTGGTCGCCGCCGTGCTCGCTTGCGTACCCGTGACGCCGACCCAATCCGACACGTCGATGTTCGGGATGCGAACGACATAGCGCCAGTCCTTCACGACCATGCCGGCGTCCCATTGGAAGAGGGAGCGTGCAGCTTGGTAGAAATACCCGTTGCTGTCCGCGACCGACTCTTCGCCCAAGTCGCGCGATTGCAACCCGGCTACGCTCCCCTTCGGGTAGGTCATGAAGCAGGCTTGCTCGCCCCACACGATGAGGTACATCGAGGCGTTGTCGGACGTCGATCCCCCGCCAAGAATGATGTTGTTCCCGTTGCCGGCCGACGTGCTCGAGTAGCGCGTCGCCAACCCGGAGAACGTCTTGAGATCGGTCGCGACGTTGCCGTTGAATATCTTGCTCGTCATTTCCTGCCCCATCTTTTCGATGAAGGCGGACTCTTCCGAGAGACGATACGCTGCGCTGTTGCCGTTGAGCGTGAGCAACTTCGCGTCGATGTGCGAACGCGCCTCGAGCATCGCGATCGGCTCGGTGATCTGAGCGGTCGTCGACTTGCTGGACGGCACGCCCGCGTTGTATTGGCGCCAGTACACATCGGGCAATCCTGTTCGGATCGTCTCGACGTGACTCGTCGGTTGATTTGCCTCCCGGAAGACGACGTCCTCGAGGATCTCGTTCGATTGCGAAAGCAGTTCCGCAATCGGATTGACCTTCCCGTCGGGGGCGGTACGCTTCGAAATGTCGGCGAGGGTGAGTTGCCCTGTGCTCAGAGTTGCCATAGTGCCTCCGTTACGGGTTCATGTCCGGATACATGCGTTGCGCGAGTGTCTTGGGCGCGTCCTTGGTCGGACCGCCCGTGACGATCTTGTTGTCCTCGCCGATCGCTTTTCCGATCCGCAAGAACGTGCGGAGCACTTCGGGGTGATCCCCGAGTCCGCTTGTATTCAGGAATTCGACGAACTCCGGGGTTGCGAAGGATTCGAGCCCTTTCTTCGCAACGGCGAGGTTCTCGTCGAACTTCTCGCCGCCGAACTCCGCGTCGTTCTTCGAGGCTTCGGCCCATCCGGCTTTCAGCGCGGTGACTGCTTCGGCTTGCTGGGCCGCCATGACGGGGGCGACCGAGTCGAGGATTTTTTGCGCGGCGTCCTGGGTGAGATCCAGTTCCTTCGCGGCCGTCGTGTAGGCGGCGAGAACTTGTTCGTTGAACGACTGACCCTCGGGCGCCTTGAACTCGTACGCCTCGGGCGCGTTGCGCTTGACCGCCTCGGTTGTCTGAGTCGTTTGCTCGGTCGTCTGAGTCGTCGCGGTTTGCGATTCGGTGCCGGTTTCAGCGGTTTGCGTCGTCGCCGTCTGCTCGGTCACCGTTGCGGTCGTTTGCGATCCGTCGGGCATTTGCCTCACTCACCATCACGAAATACTGGTTCGGACACAGTTCGTTGATAAGCTCCAAGTGCCGCAACCCTTCGACCTTTCGCCCTTCCAGTAGCGCCATGACGAGCGCGTCGGAGTTGAACGATGATGCGAAGATCCCGGCTCTTTCGAGCAATCGCCACACATACGCGCGACCTTGCTCTGACCCCATCAACCACTTGGTTTCGTTCTCGTCGTCTTGCCGGGCGCGCTTTGCAAGTTCCTCGCGCTGCGCTAACTCAACTTGCTCACGGCTTAGATCAAACGGGTTCGAATCCATGACGGTGCGACTCTAACCCCGCGCTTCGGAGTTACGCGTACCCCTAGATGAACGTGATGGGTTGCCAGGACGAGCCGTCCCAATACTTCGCGCGAGCGGTGACGCCCGTTGCTTGAGAGACGGTCGGCGTGTAGCCGGTAAGCGTGAGATTGCCGGTCGTCGGCTCGATCGTGATCGGTTGATCGATCGTTGGTACGTACCCGGTGAGCGCAAGGTTGCCACTCGTCGGCGTGAGCGATCCGTCGACAGGTTGATCGATCGTCGGCGCGTAGCCGGTGAGAACGAGATTGCCAGTCGTCGGCTCGACGGTTGTTGACTTGCTGAGTGTCGGGGTGTAGCCGGTGAGCGCAAGATTCCCGGTCGACGGCGTGAGCGTGCGGGGTTGATCGACACTCGGCGTATGCCCGGTGAGTTCGAGATTCCCGGTCGACGGGTCGAGCGTTGTGCCACCACCGCCTGCCGATACCGTTTCATTGACCTGAGCGCCTCCAGCGCCCATGTACTCGTCGTCACCGACCTCGTTGATCCAGGCGCCATCGGCACCCATGTACTGACGGGACATTAGCTGATCTGCAACTCAGGATCGACGTACACGGTGTAACTAGCCTTCGCCATGCACACGCGAGCTATGATGAGCCCCTTCTCCTGCGGCGTGAACGTAACGGACAGCTTTTGCTCGTTTGGATTGGTCATGCCCGTCGTGGTCCACGTCGCTGAACTGGCAGTTTGATCCGCAGCGGTGGCGAGCACATCCGCAACCGCGTCATCAACGAACAAAGCCAATGGAACGCCGGACGTGCCGAGATACTCGACTTCCAACCATATCTCGTTGTCCTTGAGATTGGTCGCAGAATCATGCAGAAAATCTACCGTGACAGTCACGGCCGACCCGGTAACCTCGTTCCATTTCTGGATTTCAGGCGAAACGAGCAAATGGAGCGGATATTCCGCATCGCCGCTCGTGGCGAACTTCCATGCCATGCCCGTTGTGCCGTCGGACGCGCCGCCCGTCTTAACTAAGGTCGTTTCGTCCTTGATTGAGCCGGCGTAGTCCTCGACCCATAGCTTGTAGTTCGTGTCTGCAGAGTCGCAGTTGATGAGTTGTGCTCGCACCTTTCCGGCCGTCTTAGATCCCGTCACGAGCGACCCTGACCACGACGCAGGGAGCTTGCAGTTGCGGAATGTCACAACCCCGGAGCCGCCCTCCAAGGAGACCAAGTTGAGGGTCGAAGCAAAGTTGCTCAGATCCACGCCGTCGAAAAGCATGCCCCCTCGGCTGCTTGCGTCGAGGAATCGGTATAGGTAGCTTGGTGTTGTCGTGCCGGACTCGACCCCGCCGCCGCGCCACTCAAGATAGGTGCGAGAGATGATGTACTGAGCGGCATTGGCGAACTTGATCGTGCAATCTTTCCATGTCACGCGACCTGTGACACCGCTGTTCACGGCATAGATCTGTCCAGCTGTGCCCGTCAGATCGAACGTGCAGTTATCGTACGCCTGCACGTTCGGGGATGTGTTCGCCAATAGAAGCGAGCCCGCCGATCGAAGAATCAGCCCGTAGGCGTAGAAGTTGCCTTGCAGGGTGAAGTTACTCCCCCCCGTGTTGGCGATAACCGCCCCACGGGTGAGCGCAGACGCACCCGCGCCGCCCGTTGGCGTCACCGACAATAATTGACTAGGCGTCGCCAGCGTCCCAGCTACGTTGTAAGTCAACGCCGACGCAGTTGATTCCGAGTGGCGGTAGTCGAATAACCAGCGATCCCCCGCCGCGTCCGCAGCATCAACAGCCGCAGCCGTCAGTTCAGCGTTCGCCCATGACAGCCCGTCGCCGCCGCTTCCAGGGGTGAAGTTGTCGATGAATCTGTCGGTCATCTATTCCCCCTGCGCCGCTTGCACAGCAAGCCACGCCGTGCGCAGGTTAGTCATACGCGTCTTCATCTGATTGTACTGCGTAAGCGTCAGGCCGAACGCATTGCGAACTTGCGCGTCCGTCAGGTCTGTCGCCTCGATGCGATTGAGCAGCCACGTCGCCAGTCGCGCAGCCTCTTCACGAGACGCCGAGCGATAGCGTTCGCGGAATCGTGCCGCAAACTGAGATGCGGTCTGGTGCTTGAGCCTAAGCGCCACCGATCAACTCCTCGAACTCTTGCGCTGCGGCTCGCTCTTCCAACTGCGCAGCACGAGCGTCGGCGATAGCCTGCAAGTCTTTGCCCTCCGTCATGATCGGGCCGTACTCAATGTCACTCACCGACCCGTCATCCCATGTATGCAGTTCACGCACATAGCGCGAGCCGTTCGCCTGGGCGTGGCCTACGGTGTAGGTTGAGGAGACGATCGGCATTGTCTACGCCCTCGCAATGTCGAACCAACCGTCCGTCGGACAGTTGATCGTCAACGTGTTTCCGTCGAGCGTGGCAGGCACATCAGCCGGCGAACTGTCACCGAGGAAGTATCCCAGGAGCGGCGAAGTCTTACCCCATAGCGAGCCGCTCACGTAGAGCACCCCGTATCGCCACGCAGGGATATTCCCACCGGAAGCGGTCCAGGCTGCGGCCGCGCTTGAGAACTTCCATCCGTTCGTGATCGCGGTCGCCGCCAGCGACGACAAGCTCACGCCACCGGTCGTGTACCCGTTGCCGTTGGCGATCTCGTTCGTCAGATCGGCGAGCACCGCGTGCCCGGATGTACCGTTGCTCGGCGTATAGGACGAGGAGAGCAAAGCGAGCTTGACCGTCGCACTGGTGATGTCGTTGATGCGAACGTCGTCGATGTTCGCTGCGTAGAAAGTGAATGCGCCGGCCGCCATGTCGAACCCCTATGAAATGTCGATCCAAATATCCCCGACCCGCGGATCGCTCGGCTCAGTCGCCGAGACGATCACTCGAGGGATGTAGTCGTTGATCCATTTACCCGTCGCCGAGTCGTACACCAGCGAGTCGCCGTGTTGCGGTGAGGTGAGCGCAACGTCGCTCAGTGCTGAGAGCGCTGAGACACCGGAGCCGCCCCCGCCGATCGGAATTGCCGTGCTGATACGAAACCGCTTGCTGTCCCCATTGGTGAGCTTGATGAGCACATCGGCGCCGGCCGAGAGAATGTCCTCGATGCCGTTGCCCTCGTCACCCTTCGGACCTTGTACACCGCGCTCACCCCTCGGACCTTGCACACCACGCGGCCCGGGGTCTCCCTTCGGTCCTGCGACACCTCGATCGCCCTTCGGCCCTTGCGGACCTCGAGGACCAACTTCACCTTGCGGCCCAGGCGGACCCATCGGCCCGAGTTCGCCTTGCGGTCCGGGCTCACCCTGCGGTCCCGGTGGACCCATCGGCCCCGGCTCGCCGTCCTTGGGTTTCGGTGGCGGTTTGTCCGGGAGGTACTTGCGCCGCTGGGCTAGGAATGCGAGATCGGATGGCATTAGGAAACTGAAATCGACTTTCCACTTTGCGAAAGCAAATTGCTCCCCGCCGGCATCACACCTCGATAAAGGTTGCGCCCCAGCGGGTCGATGATCCGAACAACCAGTTCGTCGTCGTAGAACTCAAGCAAGCCAGCCACCTCTACGCTCCGTGTAGGCGTTCCGCCCGCCTGCCCGGTGTACTTGTAGACCACGCCGCTTGAATAGCCGCTGGACTGCGACAGATGATCAACGCCGGCCGGGTTCGCGCAGATCGCCGAATGCTCCAACACAGCATCCCGGCTTACAGTGGGCGCGTGATTGTCACCGCACACCCAGAACACGCCCTTGCTCGACACATTGTCGCGGCAGTAGGTCAGCAATTCCGTGCGCTCGGTGCTGTAGATGTCCCAGCCATCCGACACGCTCGTCTGTTGCAGCGTCATCTTGGGCGAACATATGATCTTGAACGTCGCCGTCGATGCCGACAGGCGGTCCTTCAGCCATTGCTTCTGCGTCGCGCCGAGCATCGTCTTCGATGCGTTGTCGGTCGCCGTCAGGATCGACCGATACGACATCGTGTCCAGCACGAAGAACTCCGCGTTACCGATCATGAAACGGAAATACTTCGGCGGATATTGCGCCGCAGGCGTACCGCCCGCCGCATTGGCTGGCTTGTCCGTGCTGGCATGTATGCCCGCGTCGTTGTTGGTCGGGTTGCCTTGGTAGTAGGCAATCATGGCCTGGTTCGCCGCCCACCATGAGGCATCGACCTCCGCCTGCGTCCCACCGCTGGCGACGTTTGGCGACACCTGCGCTTGCGTGACACTGTGGTCCCAATTGTCGCCACCGACCTCGTGGTCATCGCCCTGGAAATACTGCGGGCAGTACGCGTCCAACAGCCGAATGTGCGACTGTCGATGCACCTGCCGAAAGTGCGCCATGTAAACCGACGCGGCCGATCCCGTCGTAGGAACCGCGCTCGTCTCGTTCCACCAGCTCGACACGTTCTCAGAGCAGTAGATGTAATCCCCCTGGTGAACGACGGCGGCGACACCTTCCTCGATCAGGGACTGCACGAGCGCGTCGACGGTTTTTAGCTTCGTCATGCACGACATGAATCCGACCTTGAACGGCGCCGTCGTGGGCATCGTCTTCAGCGTGCCGGAAGCGGACGAGCCGCCGACGCTCACCGTGTACGCGTAACTCGTTCCTGGCAGCAACCCGGAGATGTCAACGATACCAATGCCGTCGTTCGACGCTGTGCTGATCGTCGACCCGGTGAACGTCTGACCGTCGCATGTCGCTGTAAGAACGCCGTTCGCGTCACTGCGAACCACAAGGCGCGCCGTCGTCGAAGTGCTGTGCCCTTGCCATTTCACCGTTATTGCCATCAGATGCGCTCCATGTACGGCGGCAGATCCATTGCACCGCTGAACCAGTAATCTGATATGGCGTAGGCGAGGCGCGGATCGCGACGCTCCATTCGCACCGCCAGGAAGCGAGCAAGGCCAGCCGCAGTCGACCCACCCGCACCCATCAAGCCGGTATTCGTGCTGGTCCCCGTGGCGTACCCACCGAGCACTAGGCCCGCGTTGCTTGCAACGGCAGGCGGAGTGTTTCGCGCTGTGTCATTTGCGCGAGGAATGCGGCCATTTAGATGCACCGTGACGGCCACGCGGTCGGGGTCCATCGCAAAATCCCACTCGATGACGTAGCTGTTGCGCTGCCCGGTCGTGGGTGCAATGGCACTTGTTGCCAAGACTGTCTGCTCTGAAGCGCCGCTCGGCTTGTAAAGCACAGACATGGCGTTCGATGTCGGCAGGGCCACACGAATGCCGCCCGTGGCCCCCGACCCAGGAAGCCAAACGCCGAACAGCGTTTCTGTGCTCGTGGTCGGGATGGATCCGTAGTACAGATCGAACGCCGTGATGAGCGACCCGCCGAGATTGGCCAGGTTGAACAGCGCCTCGATGTACGCGTTGCCGTTCGTCGTCCGCAGCGTGTTTCCGGCAGTGTCGAACGTCCAGCGGCCCGCGTTGGCCCATGCGCCGGTCGTGGTACCCGCCGCCGAGATGGTCGGCCCGTTGCCCAGACCATCGGCGAGCGACGTACCAGCGCCTTCGTGAAACCGATAGAACACCGCTCGGGACGTGAATCCGGATTTCTTGACCGGCGCAATCGCAATGGCCGTCATCCGATCACCTGAACCTCAAGGAAACACGGCAAAATCGTGTCGATGTGCGTCGTGCTCAGACCGTTGGGGATTCCGATGGCGTCAATTCGGGTAATCGCCTCGTCCACAACCAACTCAATCATGGCGTTGCTCTTGCTGACCATGAACGTGTCCGCCGCGCCAGAGGAACTGGTCGAGGCGCCGGTAATGTCGGTGTACGTGAGGCGGGTGTTCGCGGTCGAATCGTCGGGAGCATTGACCGTGATCCGAGCGCCCAAGGCAATCTCGCCAAAGAATGCTTGCGTTGCCTGAGTGTCAGGACCGGCGATGCCTGCGCCGTGCCAGATCAACCGGATGCGTCGGGCGGTTGCTGCGAAGGAGTCGAACTTGATGCGATCGGCCGCAACGTTCACCGACGAGGTAATGTCGGCCGGCATGTCGGCAACGGCGTCGAATCGGGCAATGCGTTGATCGACTGCGCCCGCACCCGCAGAGGTCTGGACGATCGACACATGCGCCGCATTTGAAGTGATCCCAACAGCATCGACAGTTCCGTCACTTTGAACCCCTAGCATCGGCGTTCCACCATGAGTCGTCATATCAACCCCCGTATCCCGAGAACATATCCACCACGTTGCCGCCCGTCGGATCCTGCGCTTTAGCGGCTGCCATATCCTTGCCGGCCTTCGCCCCCTCGGCGACGGCCATCATTGCTTGCTGAGCCTGCATCTGATCGGCACGCGCCTTGCGCACGATCGCGACTTCATCACTGCTCACGATGAGTTCCGGGTCGACGCCCAGCATGTCGGAATAGATTTCCGACCATTTGTCTTCGTCGAACTTGTCCAGCACGCTCGGCTTGTATTGCGCGATGACGCCCAGGTTGCCGACGAACCGATCGATGCCGTTGGTCGCAATGGCACGCTGGGCCTGAGCCAGCATCGACACGAACTCGACGTTCAAGTCCTGCCCCTGCATGTCGGGCGGAGGAGGGGGCACAAGTCCGGCCGCCAATGCACGCGCGAACGTGAGATCGATGAGTGGAGACAGCAATTCGTTGTGCAAGCGCTCGAGCACCGGACCCAGCATCAAGAGCTTTTCCTCATGCCGCTCGGCGACTTCGGTCGCGGTCATGCGCCCGACGATCGGTTGATTCGCGAGCATGAGGAAGAGATCGGCATAGAACGACGAGCGGATGCGCTCGCGCACGTCCTGAATGTCGCCGAGCAGATGGTCGAGGCGTAGGTTCACCTCCCACGCCGGGCGGATACCCGCTTGCGCAGTCGCCACGTCGACGTAGTTGATCTTCCCCGGGAGCATGGACGACTCTCGCCCCTTGAAGCTCGACGGCGCCTGCAATGGCGGCTTCGTGTAGTAGTCGATGCCCTGCGCCTTGCGAAGCTGTTCGTGCTGCAATTGCTTGATGTCGCCCAACGCTTCCATGCCCGGGCTGTTGCCGTAGATATCGCCCCCGGCGAGATCCCAGCGCGGCACCAGTGCCCGGAACATTTGGAAGCCGGATTCACGCAACAGTCGGTCGCGCCCCTCACCGAGTTCGAAGTAGCACGACGCCCACGGCATGTTCTGCGGATCGCGGCGCGACTTGTCGCGCACGTAGCGCGGCTCGATCGCGTGAATCACCGTCACCCACGAGTCTTTCCCGGTGCGTTGCTCGTAGAGCCTGCGCACGCTTTCGCTCACGTTGTCGAGCCCGAACTCGTCGACCAGTTGCGACACAGTCATGTCGAACCGACGGAAGATCGTATCGACGTACCCCTTGCTGTTCGTCGCGATCCGGTACTCGCCGATCGTCAGCGGATGGTGATGAATCACCGAGTCGAAGTCGTCGAGCATGATCGTCGCCCCGGTGCCGAACGCGCCGAGTTCGATATATTGCATGTGCAACGATCGGTACGTGTTCGAGCGCGCGAACACCTCGAGGAGCAAGCGCGTGATCTGAGACAACCACGTCTTCACGTCGTCGCGCAGTGCGAGATTCGGGTCGCTCGTCGTGAGCCGGAACCACGGCCGCGCCGGGCTCGTCATGCCCGCCATCATGCCGGCCCCGAGCACCTTGAGCGAGCGCGTGCCGGTCGAGTCGTAGATATCGTTGTGCCGCTTGTCGCCTTTGTTCCGGTCGGTCGGCCAGAATCGACCGTTCCGGGGCAACAGCACGTTGCTGATCTCGCGCCAATGCGGGAGCCAGGTCGACGCTTCCTGATCGAGCGTCCCCCAGCGCTGCACGAGCAAGTCGACCTTGCTCTTTCCCGTCGCGGCGTCGATTGCTGGCATCACGAACCCAATAGAGTTGAACGTCCAAGCGACAATTGCGTCGGGTCGATGCCGCCCGCACCCGTAAGCATCGTGCCCGCGGTGCCGGTGCGCCCCGCCATGAGCATCTGATCGAGGATCGCCGCCGTGTTCGGCTTTTTCTGGTTCGCGCGGTTCGACGCCTCGTCGGCCGCCTTCGCCGTGGCCGCGGCTTTCGCTTCAGCTTGAGCGCTGGCGTTTTTCTGCGTCTTCGCTTGTTGCTGCCCGGAGTAGATCGAGTACCCGGTGCCGACGGCGCCGGCAATCGCGGAAATGATTTGCAAGGTCGCGGCTTCCATCACGCCCCCATCGGTTTGAAGAACATCGACTCGCCCAGGCCGTAGCCCGAGCGCGGCAGGACGTCAGCGACGCGCGAGTCGGGCCGGGCGGCCACCAGCATGCCAACGGCCCCGCGACTGCGCGCCATGCGCTCTGCGGCCTTGAGAAGTCCCATGCCGGCGCCCGATCCCCGGTACGCACTGGCGACGAACCACGACTCGACCGCGCCGATCACCCGGCCGTAGTGGGGGTTCTCGCTGCATACGAGGGCCAGGAAGCCCACGAGCGACTCCCCGATGTAGGCCGCGAAGCACTGAAGCGCACCGGCGCGTTCTAGCGCGTTGTATGTCGACCACTGAGGATTCGGCTCCGGGAGCCCGTCGATGCGCGCCTCGAGCGCGTACTCGGCCAGGAGCGCACCGATAGCCGGGTCGCCCTGGATCGTGAAGGCATCAACGGGAATGATCGCGACCGGGTCCATGATGGGCGCACGGTAGCGCAAGGTGCGGGAGTTACGCGTACCTCAAGCGTATGGGTCGTAATCCTCGGACTCGACTTGCCGGGCGGCACGCTCGATCGCGGGCACTTGCCGGATCTTCGGCGTGTCGATGAGCGCCAGGCAATACGCCGTGCCGAAGTCCGGAGATCGACCAATCAACTTCACGAGTTCCTCGCGCTCGAATGCGCGAATCGCGATGCCTTGCGGGCGCCAGCGCATCGCGCACAAATCCGCCTTCAACCTGCGGTCAGGCGGCAACGCGATCCCTGTGTTGTTGACCGGGTCGAGCGCTTCACGCATCGCCCACCACATCCATGTGCGGAAGTTGGCGAAGTGCAACCGGCCGGATCGATCCGTGTTGCCGACACTGGTTGAGACGTCGACGCCGATGACGTGCTGCCCAGCGGTATTCAGGAAGTCGTATGGGCTCGCTCCGACGCCGTTGATCTCGATGTGCATCGGCGCCCCATCGCGCGCCGCAGCGATCGTAAGCGCGGCCACATGCGGCCCGTCGGGCGTTGCCCTGCCCGGGTGCGCGAGCGGCTTGTCGAACCACATCCCTTCATGCCGTCGCGCGATGATCGTGTTGTCCTTTCCGCCGCGCGCCACGTCGATGCCGAGCGAGTCCATCGGCGGCTTGGGCGACTTGTCCTCCCATCGATCCATCGCAGCGTCAACCCAGGCCGTCGGGATCATCTGCCATTCGCTGTCTTCCATGCCCGCTTGGAAGTCGCCGTAGAGCATTTGCGATCGGAGCGGTTCAGGTAGCGCTTGCAACGTGCTCATGTAGTTCGTTCCCATGAGGTAAGGGTTATCGGCAATGCGCGACGGGATGAAGATTCGCGATTGCGGGAGGATCGTCTCACCGTTGTGCACGAAAGGCGTCTCGTCGACGACTTCAATCTCTTTGCCGTCGATCATCGCGAAGTACCGCAGTTCTCCGGGCTCAGCCGGCGCCGGATGCTTCGGGTCGAGCCACGGTGCGAAGAAATCGACGATCCACCGCCCTTCAGCACTGGTCGGCGGGTTGAACGTGAGGAGCGTTTGACATCGCTGATTCGGGTCGACCGTTCGCACCCAGCCCATGAGGAATCGCACTTGCGCCTCGAGGAAGTTCGCCGCCTCGTCGATGACGAGTAGATCCTTCGCGCGGCCTTGATGCTTCTTCTCGTCGCCGAGATTCGGTACGGATGTGAACTCGATCAACCGGCACTTAGGCGACGGTGAACGCCAGATAGCAGGCCGGCCGCCCAAGCCGCGACGATGCCCGAGGATCTGTTCGACGCGATCGATGATAGCCGTGAGTTCTGTGCCCTCACGACGGAACACTTGCACGACTTGATGCCGGGTGAGCGCCTTACCACATGCAAGATCCGTCTTACCCCCACCCGCAGCACCCCCGAACCCGACGACATCCGCCGTCGACTCGTAGGCCATCGTTTGCGGCCCTGGGAGCGGGCGCCACAGGTTGCGACGCTTGAGTTCACGGGCGAGGAGGAGAGCGCGTTCAAGGCGGGCACGCTCGCTAGACGAGGTCGCTACCATCGGATGACGTTACGCTCTGCGCGAGGGCCGCCAGTTCGGCGCGAATCTCCTCGTCGCTCATCTGACCCAGCGCGAGGTGCCCGGACAGTTCGACCTTGGAGTTCTCGCGGTACTTCTCCGGAGCGTGCGACTTGAGGAGGAACATCGCGAGCACATCGCTGTACTTGCGCACGGCGGCGATTTGCTGGTTGCCGTGCTCGTCGAGTAGCGGCTCGCGCTCCGGGAGCCCCGTCGCCTCGTTGATGACGACGTTACCGTCCTCGTCGAGTTTGTCTTTCCAAAGGTACGTGAACTGCCCTTGATGCGTGAGCGGATCGTCGATTCCCTCGAACGCACGACGATGAGCTTCGTCCTCAAGCGCGGTTACTCCGACCTTCATCGCGCGATCCCAAGCCGCTGCGAAGTCGGGCATTTGGTTGCGCCATTCGTACGCGGTCACTCGCGATATGCCGACGGCTTTGCACGCCTTCCCGACTTGGCAAGTCTCCGACAGCGCCGCGCAGAATGCGACGAGCTTTTCCGGTGTTAGCTTGGTTCCCATGCTGCGAACCGTACACGCTCATTCCCGAGTTACGCGTACCCCCCGTTGAGCCTGGGCCCGTCTCCGACCCGTGATGTAGTCCTGCACGGTCGACTTCGCCAAGCCCATGATGTCGGCAATCCGCCGATAGCCGTACCCCTCCGCGTGCAGCCGATGGCACTGCTCAACGTCCGAGTCGGTCGCCCTCGCGTTGTGATGATCCTCGCCAATCCGATAACCCCGTTCGTTCACCGCAATCAATTTCGTCATCGCATCACCTCATCGAACGTGCAGAAATTTGCAACTTCGCAACGCGCCGGGACTTTCGAGCGAACGAGCGATTTTTTGCAAATTCAGTTGCACCACGGCCGCATCGTGTGCACCACTGCACCACCCCTAAAGGGGTGTGGTGCGGTGTGGTGCACTTCGACGCCTTTGCACCATCACCAGGTGCACCATGGTGCATTAAATGGTGCATGGTGCACTTGCAGACTTTTACGAATTCGCAATTCATTGCGCGTTCACACCAGCATCGACAGACAACCGTTCTCGACAAAAAACGGTGCCTCGTCGAGTTCGGTGAGTCGGTCGATCGCCCGTTTGACGTGCTGTCGGCGCGTATCCCGACCCTCGGGCTTCTCCAATCGGACCACAGTTTCAGCGATCACCGCATCGATCTCGATCCCCTCCGACTGCGCTCGTGCCATCTCCTCAACCACGGCGAGCAGGGCGCGTTCCACCTTACCCACTGCTCGTCGGCGGCCCGCCACCTCGACGACCGGGATCTCGGCCGGCACGGCGACGCACGAGTCGATCACGTCCCCATCGTCGTCGACCCCGACGTTGACCACCTCGAGATCGAAGCCCCATTGCATGTCGTCCCCGCCGTCCTTCTGCTTCGAGATCCTCGCGACGCGTCCGGTGCCCAAACGGAGAACCTCGATCTCCGTGTCGGCCGCGGCGCGAAGCCCCGACCATCCTCGCGCGCCTTTGGTCGCATCCTTGCCCGAGTGGTGCACCAGCATCACGACCGCGCCCGTCGCTCGGCGAATCACTTGGCAGTGCCGCAACGCCTTGCCCATGTCCTCGGCCGAGTTCTCATTGCCCCCAGGCATCGTCTGCGCGAAGGTATCGACGATCACGAGATCGGCCTTGCCGACCGAGAGAATTGCCCGACCTACGTCGACGGCGTCGGCTTTCTCGAGAAAGTTCGGTTGTGCGGCGATGACGTCGAACTGCACCTCGGCAAAGTCAAACGAATGGAACCGTTGATAGGCCGCCAAGCGCTTGCGGAAGCCCCCAGCGCCCTCGGCGACGATGTAAACCACTCGACCCTTCCTCGTCGCGTGATCGCGCCAGGGGACGCCACGCGCGACCGCAGCGCCGATATCCAAGCACAAAAACGACTTGCCCGACCCGGACTCACCGTAAAGCACGACGAGATCGGCGATCGGGATCACCCCTTTGACGAGCCAGCCGGCCGACTGTGCGCTGGCGTAGAGGTGCGCAGGGACGATCGCAAAGCGGTTCGGCTTGTCGTCCTTCGCCTGGGTGATGTCCGCCTCGCTGGCGACGTCCTGTCGGATGTGGGCGCCGTTCTCGTTCGCCATCTTGACGAGGGTCCGCGCCGTGACGAGCTTGCCGTCGCCGCGCTTGAGCGACTTCCATTGCTGGCGAAGCTGCGACTCGCCGGGGTACTTCGATCCTCGAGCGCTCCACTCGTGCCACAGGTCGAACCCTTCGCCGCCCGTCTCGTGATGGATTGCCATGCCGATCGCAAGCCAGTGCGAGCGAGGTATGTCGGGGTCCAGCACATCGAGCGCGTCCTTCATCTGCGAGTGGGTGAGCCCGATCGGCGGCGCGTAATCCATGAGCGGGTCGGACTCGTCCTCGCGCCTGGAAAAACGCGTTCGCGTGTGTTCGATAAGCCCCGACGACGGCTCGCTGACTAAATTCTCAGCGCCCAGGAGTTCGACGATCTCGATCGCCTGGCCCGTGAACGTAACGAACCCCTTCGTGCTGAAGAGTTCGAACGCAAACGGGGCGCCGAAGTCCTTTTGATTGCCGAGATCGCCGCGAACGAATGCGTGAATCCCCTCGCCCGACGGGGACCATTCGGCATACGTGCCGCTGATCATCTGCTCGATCTGCGGCAGGATGCGCCCCTCGGCCACGCAATTGTCGAAGTCGATCGCAGTGACGCCGAAGTCGGGAAGCGGGGCAAACCCGATACCGTCGAACCCACCGCGCGCCGCCGCATCGCGTGCTGCCTCGAACCGAGCGAGTTGTGCGCGATCCTCGGGACGGCCTTGTACGCCCGTGCGTCGAGATCCGTTGATGTAGTAAGGCACTTTGCGCGGCTTGTCGCCGTCGCCCTGCTCATATCGCCACA